CGGTTACTGCAGATCTAGTTGACATGCTCACAGCTTGCGGATTCTCACCTGTAGGCGTGACTTTTAATATGTTTTGGAATGGTGAAGAAAATACAAAACATATTTTAACCCAGAGAGGAAACGAAAGTATTGTTAAGTCTTTCGTTTCAGAGGCAGATCTGATTTAGGGAGGAAAGAAAACATTCAACTCTGCGACTGTGCTTTTCCCAAGTACAGTCGCTTCCTTCCGAATGTCTTTTTTTAACCCTTCTGTCATTTCTTCCGGTCGCTCTGTAAAAATTGAACGAGGTTTTATCCGACCATCTGTCAACCATTTTTTTCTGACCGGTCTCCAATGATGCCGGCAATTATACCCACCTCGACAAATCATAGGAGAACAAGACTTTCCCTTCCATGAATCGCCGTTCCATGAATTGATTTGTGCTTTTGTAAAGACCTGACCTACACGAACAATACACCATGCCCGGCTTGTGGCCATAACATTACCATAATACAAAAACTCATCCAATCCGGCAAGTTCAGCCTTGCGAATATGAGTTGATTGATAAAAATTCATCTGAGCGTTACGGATAAAAAAGTCAGGATCTGTATCTGGCCCGAGTATGGATTCGAATTCCTCTACAAAACTATCATAGGACATGCCGGTAAGCACAGCATCATACATCAATTCACCTACTTGACGCATTGACTCACCTATGACGGCATTGAATCCTACTTCGATTTGATCCTTTAGGACTTCCAGGGAAACATCATCGTATTGTTTTAGGCCGGTAGCTTTCATTTCTGCATCAATAGCTGATTCAATCTCTGACAATGCTTTTTGATTAGATGCTATCATTTCTTCGATGAACGGCTGAGAGTCGTTTATAAACTCTTGTTGTACTTTTTGAGCATCCTGGAGAGTCCCTGATAACACGCCATCATCTACTAATGAAGCGGAGCTTTTAAGCACTGACTTTGCTATCTTGCGCATCCCGAAATGTAGTTTTTTTTCGGTATGACTGATAATATCCTCGATCGCATCGTCAGTGCCTTTAAATATTTCGTCAAATGACTTGGGCATTATTCACCTGTATTTTTATCATCATATCCATATACATCTTTAAAAGCCTCTATGCAAGTAATTATTCCACGAATAAAACCTTCAACATCGGAAACTGACAAGACTTGCCAAGGCATCTCTTTTATATCACTTCTGATATGACTTGCCTCATCCAAAAGGCGTTCAAATTCATCAAACATGTATTGCTTGTTTTTTATGCAATACTCGCATACTTCGATTTCTACTCGCTTTTCCTTTGTTACATACTCAACGTCATTAATCATTACTTGCATGTTATCTCCTTACATCCTCAATTCTTCTGGAAACTTACCCTCAAGCCTGACACGCTGCACAATTTTCCAACACACAATGGCTTGTTCTGGACTTACCGAAACATCGTCAGGGAACAAATTATTTTCTTTAAAAGAGTACAATGCTTCACTTAAGTGGTCCATCTTACTTTCAACCGGATCATGCATTTCAATCCATTTCATCAAGTTTTCTTTTAATTCACTCTGTTCCATAATACATCTCCAATATTTTAGCATTGTCAATAATGACTTCAGGACTGTGCCCTGATCGCCACAAATCAACATTTATTTTTTTGCCTTCATTATAAGCCTTAGAATATCAATGTTTACATTCCCATGATTTTCATCCGATATACATTTGATGCACATGATTGACTCGTAATAAGCAAGTGGCTCTTTACATTTTTTACAGTTCATAAACACCTTGTCTTCACCTATATTTTATTGCGGCAACTTCAACCATTTTCATCCTTAAAATCAGAAACTTCATCCGGCAGTACAACCTTTGCCGCATCAATTTCGTCGGATATAACACGATATATGTCAGTTGTCAAGTCAGGTGTCACTTTTTTAACAATTATCTTGTCCAGCTCCTTTAAAAACGTGTCGGATGAGCGAACAGTCGTCTTTGCTGTCAAAGCGTCGGCAATCGTAACAAGTAAAGATCCCACGTCAAAAGACCTGGAGTGAGATATTGATATCTTCTCTTCCATATCCTCCATGCCTTGCCACATAAGCCAATATTTCATAACATTTTGACGTGCTTCAATCTCATTCGAGACTTTACGATTAAGCATGGCTTCCAAAAACTTTAACGCCTGCTTAATTGAGTCACCCGACCTGGCATCAGCCGACATAGTAGAAAAAACAGCGTTCAAGTTTTTACTACGAATAGCAGACATTTCTTGTTTTGCAATAATTTCAAGAATAGCGTTTATTGGTCCACTTACATCCGGAGTCAACCAAAAAGGCTTGGTCCCTCCAGGGTTATCAGCGTCAAATGTTATTTGCTCATTAGGACCAACTTTCAATTCAGGTTCATCCCTGATAGCACTTTTAGGCCTTGCGAGCATAAGAAAGGCAGCGGCGTTCGTTATTTGCGCCATGTCAGCAGTAAGCCGAATAATTGATACATCATTACGAGCAATATCAACAATATCGGATACTCCTAAAACATTGTTGAAAACATCCTTTAGGTTGTAGTGCCAAACAAACGGAATCTCTCCTAATGGATTCTCACCTCCGTCAATTAAAACAACTTTTCCATCCTCATCTTTGTATAGTTCCCAGTAATCCTGATACCAAAATTTATAAGTACCATTAGATTCCAATAGCTTTACATGAGATAAAAAAGGCCTGTTTGACATCGGATCACGCTCATAAATAGCATTTAGGACTGACAATGGTGAATATCTACTGACGTATGGATAAACGCCGTTTGCCTTCATTTCAGCGTCATTACCACTTCCCTTGCCCTTATCTACAATAATACCGTTCATTCCTGTAGCATATACTGCACGTCGGATATCAGACCACCAAACATCCCAATTAGTGCCTAACATATTACAATCATTTATGAAAGCATTTAAAGCCCAATCCTTTGAAATGGCTGAAAAGTCTTCCTCAAAGTCTGATAGACCTACAAAATCCGCAATAATATTGACTATCCACTCGGATAGATTTTGGCCCCATGCTGACTTTTCCCGGTATGATACGTCAAGAGGATCTCTGTCGATATCTTCACTTAATATTCCTGATTCAATTAATGCAGTAGTTCCGCTATATGCATTCTGATATAATGTCCACTTTTCGGAAAATGCTTTATGGAAACTTGACGTTTCCTTTAGTTCATTTATATCCATTTTATTCAGTCCTTTATCTTATTAGTCTTTCCATGGAAAATTTCCAAGACCTTCTATTAATGCATATTCTAATCCATCCAGGCAATCAGAATAAATATCTGATGGATTAACAAGTGGATATCTTGCTTTCATGTCTTCAAAATATTTGTCAAAAGACTTGTCATCATCAAACAAAAAACAAGCCTTTATTTTCTCATATCTACAAATTAATTTTTGTACTTTCATAAAATACTTTGACATGTTTTTAGGTATATACACTTGGTCTACAACCCAGTCAGGAACAATCATGATCAGTCCTTTTGTAGGTCTTTTGGTTTCTTTTTTTAAGTACTCTTAACCCTATATGGAGATTGTTATCAATGTATACTTCGATTGGTTCAGCCTCGACCCAAAAGTCTTTATCAATGATGAATACTGACTGATTCGAGTCATAATCATTGTCCTCATATATCTTGTAGATCTGCTCTATAAATTCAGTTGTTTTCATTAGTTAGTTCTCCATCTTCATTAAGAAATATCCAATCATTCACATTAAAGGCAGATGTATCAATACCACGCACTTCTTGACATTTCCTACCGTCTTCTTTTGTTATCTTCGCACCGCACAAACATCCTTCAACTCTTTTGTCATATCTATGGCCACCATTTAAAAGGCATTTAATTTCTGCATTCATATCATGTCCTTACAGTCTTTGAATACTTTAAAAGAAGTTTGTATCCTATTGTCTGTTTCTTCAATAACTCCCCACATTTCTTTTGCTTGTTTTTCGAGTTCTTTTTCAAGTTCTTCCGATATCTTTACGATCAATCTTTTCAATTCATGAGTATCATTACAAATATCATTACAAATATTATTCGTTTCGACAATATACCTCTCACCTAATTTTACACGCCATTTTTCAAGATTTTGATTATTCATTTACTTACCCTTTCATTTTTACCGGATAAAGAACGTGGAACATGTAACGAATAGCACTTAAAACATGCTGTGAGTCGATAGTTTCATCCTCAAGAAAAGTACTTCCCTTCTTTGTTTTAAGAGCCATAAAGCCTTCGTCGATTGTCCGGCACTTCTTAGGATTTACAAAGAAAGTACGCTTGCCGGTAGCATCGCAAATCTTTGCCCGTACAGCATTTTGACCATCTCGAATCCCCGGATTTGCTCGTGGAACATGCATTTTAACAATAAACCCGTGACCCTGTAAGTATTCTCGAATCTTGATATAGTTTGTTATCTGACCGTGTTTTGCACCTGCGTGACCGGAAGCGTCTCCGTATATATGAATCGGTAAGTGTTTGTAATCTTGATACCTGTCAGCGAACTCAATGGCCGCCTGCACTACATCGGCATGATGAATAATAATCTCGTCCACTGCATATACATTGTCGCCTTTTATTTGCAATATCGCACTTGATAAAGGCGAATAATTAAAATCGTTTGTCCAGTAAAAAGGCAGTTCGGGATTAAATTCAACGTCCGTATGATTCTCTGTTGAGTACTCACCATATACCCTATTTCCAGGATCAGGAGAACCATATTGATTGAGTATGTAAACGTCAACCCACTCTTTAGGCTTGCCGTTTACTTGCCTTAAGTAATAATCATATCCTGATCCTAAGTATTGAACATTCTCTGCTCGGTCATTTGGTTCATAGTAAAATGTTTTACCTTTTTGTCTTTTTATTAGAGCTGCCGGTTGATTAAAAAATCTATACCCATCAGGCTTTAGTTTTTCGGAATACTCATACCACCAACATGATATATCACATGAGTTTGTATCCATGATCATACCCGGCCGAGTGGCTTTTACTTCTTTCATAGGATCTGGATACCTGTCTGTTCTACCTTCTGCATCGAGTGCAGAAAACGGCACCTCCTTTGCTTCATTAATCCATGCCATTGTTAGTTCAAGGGATAGTAGTCTTGCAACATCCTTAGGCCTGTCTTGTGATACAAAGATCAGGTCACATTCTACTTTTGTTCCATCGGGAAGATTATACCTTACTTTTCCTACTATTGGGGAGGAATATATGATCCGGGTAATGTCACCAAACCAATTTAACCAGGTCTTGATGGTAGTTGTTTTTAACTCCCCATAGGTGTTTCTTATAATCCCATGAACAGTCTTTCTTACTCCATTAAATTGCTCTTGTTGACTTGCATTTTTAAACAATTCAACACAGCAGGCGGATGATTTACCGCTTCCTATCGGACCTCTAATTCCTCTTGTATATTCTTCGCAATTATGGAACTGCTTTAGGGTTTCTGATGGCAGATATCTAATTAGCTTATTTTTTGGTATACAGCAAGGTCGACTTTCAAACTCGCTTTTTCTCTTCAGCAGGAATCCATAAGGATCCCTATCAAACAAGTCATCGGCTATGAATGAGAACTCTTTTTTTATGCCGAAATCTTTATTTGATACAAGTACAAACTCCTCTTTTTTGCATACATCGCATTGATATATAGCATAAAAAGAGGAGTCGTTATTTACATCTTTTTGAATGAATTTTAACATTCAATCACTATAACACAATCAACGATTGAAAATCAAATTGATATTACTTTTCAAACCTTCCTGGCAAGTCCGGAGGGATCATAAAATAATTACCTTCATAAAACCACTCGTCTACATTTTCCCTGGAATGAACGAACCACATATCACCGTCTCCATCCATCCCAAATAGGGAAACATGATCAGGGATATCATCAATATTTTCAACTTTAATCCATACACATTTTGGATATTCTTTTACTTCACTGACTTTCTTTTTCCGGCAACACGCCAGGGCATATCGTTCATCCTGGAAGTCGTTTCCGCACTTTTGACACTTAATCACCCTTTTTATTTTGTTGTTTTTACAGCAAGATAAAGCATTTTCTCCATGCTCATACTTCGATCCGCAATTGCTGCATTTATACCTTAATTTCATTTTCTTTCCCTCCTATAATGGTATGATTAAAAGATTAAGTATCTATATCAGCTTTGCCGAAAAAATCAACCGAAAGTTCCGAAAAATATTTTTTGGGCCGTAAAAAAACACGTTAAGCCTACAGCACCAAGAGTTTAAACCATGTTTTTTAAAAATGGAGCTGGAGAGTTTGAGCGTGAAACATAACTGTTTCACGAAAATATAAAATGCTGATAATCAATAATAAATAGGCTATGCAACTTTTTTTCGTTTTTTTAAAAATATTTCTTGACTTTAAAAATCGATTAGGGTATTCTGCTTTCAACATTGAGGGAAAACAACTTAACCAACTAACAAGGAGAGTAGACATGAAAAACAAAACAATCATATGCGGGCTTGTCGGAAGGGTCTTTTGTTCAGAATTTTAAGATCTCAAAGACAATGAATAACCAACCGCCCCGGGAAACCGGGGCACAACTAAGGAGGGTATATCGTGGACAGAGTAACCAAGTGGAGGCAAAAGGAGGAAAGGAAAATGGGTATTGATGGATCAGATAGATCATATAGGGTTGAAACTGATGTTGATGGGCATGTTCGTTTTTATAATAGGCAAGGGTATATGATTCATGAACATTGTCCAAATGGCTCGGATTGTTGTGGTAGTGGTAATATCTTAATCAACAATCGGGGAGGGAATCAGCCCAAGCCCGGAAACAAAGGAGAATTGAAATGAAGAAAATTAAGAAAATTGCAGACATTCCTGACCACCCCAATCAGCGAGATTTAATTGGCCAGAGGAAATACCAGGGTCTCGATTTAAGGGACTCGGATATCAATACAGATGAATACCTGAGAAGAGCATTTCTGAACGACACAAATCTATCAGGGGTCAACTTCTCTGGGAAAGATCTCCAGGGAGCCGGTTTCAACAATTCAAATCTGTCAGATACAAATTTGACAGATGCGAATCTATCAAAATGTGTTTTTGAAAATGCAGATCTCCGGGGAGCCGATCTCCGGGGAGCTAAGCTTTCGGAAGCCGATTTTTCGGGAGCCAATCTTCAGGGAGCTAAACTCCCCAAAAAGATAATTTACGCTTGCTTTGCTGAAGCATGTCTACACAATGTAGACTTGTCTCATAGAATACTGGAAGACTGCGATATGAAAGGAGCTAAAATGGAGAAGACAAACTTAGAAGGGACCAAATTCATTAGGTGCCGAATACTTGGTTGAATCTATTCCAGCCCTGGGAAACCGGGGCACAACTGAAGGAGGAAAAGACAATGAAATACGGAACTCCAGAAGAACAAGAACTCTTGGAAGAACTTTATGAAAAACTATCTAAAAAAGATAGCGAGTTATATCGGGTTTTAGACAGTGAAGGCGTGAACATGGCTGATGCCACCGTATACGTTGTTGGTGATATTGCTGTTTACGCTGACAGTGTTAACGGGTATGCAATTCTGACAATGGAGCAATTGGAAATGCTGATTACCATTCCAGAATCTGAATACAAGGAATAAAAGTTTTCGGCCTTTTTTGTCATGTTTCACATGAAACAATCTATATCATCTCGCTGTCACCGCAACCACCAGGGCATATTCTAAGCGGATCATAGCCAACTACCTTCCGCATGTATTCAAAAAACCACTCCTCTATTGTCTCCGGAGTGTGCACAGTTACATTGCATGTATTCAGCTTTGTCATAGCATAGGAGTATGCGTATTCTACTTGGCCATACTCAAAGCACTGATCAAGAGCTGACAAAGCATGTTCATGCATTCTCTTTGCCACCATCTCAGGCTCCATATCCTGTAAATGGTCTTCTTCATCAACAAGTATAACCGTTACTGCTTTTTCCGGTAGATTGTACTTATCTTTACATGGAAAATAGATTTCATCGGTATTTTCAATCTGTTCAATTCCGTCAACATCTTTTTCAGCCTCGTTTATAGTCGTATCATCACCGCAACCGAAGCCGAAAATGACGCAGAGTACCATACCTATTACAAGTATTTTTCTCATTCTATATTCTCCTTATTGTTAGTTTGCTCGATATCGCTATCCATTGCAGGTTTAATGGTATCCCAAAATGAATACATGACATCAAAAGTATTTTTATCTCTAATTATCTTCATATCACACCTTAATAGTTGTTCGTGTCATCCTATCCGAAATTAATATCAAAAACTATTTTATCATTGCTATCAACAATCCCCATATCTTTTTTCATATCCTGGATTGCCTTTGTTAGCTCCTTTATTAATCTAGCCGCCGCATTGAGTTCGGTGCTAAAATCTCTTTTCCGATGAATCGTCTTATATTCGCCACCTTCAGGAGTATCTCCGCCCTGTGATATTTCCGTCAAGTCAAGGCCGTTTAAATCGTTCTTTTCTCTTTGCGAATAATAACTATCATCTGCTTGTTTTATGCGCTTATATCGCCTTATGGCTTCTTTTAATTGATCCTGTAAAATAGATATCGGATCGTCAATTGATATATCTTCTTCAATCATTTTCATCTTTGAATATCCACCATGTTTCGAGGGTGTTTTACCTCCGTGCATATGGCACTTAGTACTACCATTAACAGCTCTTTTCCTACACTGTTCACCTGATCTTTTACTTTTTGCCGTACACTGAGCCATCACTCACCCTTTCCAAGAGGTTTCGTATTTATTACATTTTTGTAACATTTCTATATTTTTATTACATTTTTGTAACAAATCATATTTTGTGCGGATGGAGGGTTAACGCCCATAACATCCGCACTCTCAAAGACTGTTTAGAACTTGACAGAGCCTCCATCTTTGAATGTAACGGTAGTTGTGGAAGATTTACCACTTTTTGATGTTTTTGTACTCCACTTGGCATCCTTACGCAATTCTTGAACTTTTTCCATTTTCTTTTCAATATCAAACATTTTCATATCCTTATTTGGGTTATAGGTTGATTAAATATAACACAAACAAGTGAATAATGTCAAATCAATCACTATTCAACATTTACTAAATACGAGTTGAACCCTGACCGCCTAAACATGTAAAAAGGCAACCCGCTATCACACTTCCATTTATCGCCCTTATTTTCTACTTGTGCGAACCAAAACTCATTTCCTATAGAGATGGAATGCGAGTATTCATTCCACAATACTTTACCGATTTCATCAAAGCTCATTTTTGATGGCAGGTTATACTTTTTGGCATATCTAAAGCCTTTATTTTTTATATAGTTATTGATTGTCCATTTTCCCGATGGTAGTTTATCAATAACATGCCTTTTAAAGTATGGGTATGCAAAGATTGTTTCATCCTCAAACTCATTAAAACAATGATTAAAGAAATCAATGTTTGTCGGAAACAAAGTGTCATAGGTTTCTTGTAGACACCTCCAAAAGTTGGTTTTCATTTCTTTTGTTGATCCAAAATCCATACCTACAGATATGCACATATCTCGAAAACTATCATGATAATCTTCAAACTCTTTATCTGCTTTTTTAGACAATCCATGAGATACAAGCTCTTTTCCTAACAGGTCCGCAGTTCTTTGGCTCATATTCCCGATTTGCTTCCTATTGAAATGAAGTTTATCTGCCCATATTGCCTCACAACCGGAATCAGCAAGCCTATTAACAAGCTCCTTTTCATCCCTTATCCATTGAGGAATAAGCGGATTAACTCCCACTGCTACCCTATGACCTTTCTTTCTTAAGGCATGAATCATACCAAACCGGTCATTAATTGAGGGTGCGCCTGGTTCAATCAACCTCCTTGTTTTATCCTGATCGTGGGAGATTGAGATATAAAACCATGAAGGCTTGTCAAGTATAGACAAAAGATCCCCGAACTTTTCGCCACCTTTTGTCTGAAAAGCCATGCGTATTCCCATTTCTTGCATCAGTTGAATAAGCGGGATTGATTGATCTTGATTTGATTTTGCAAGCGGATCCGATCTGTTTGACATGACTACCGGGTAGCCTTTTTGAAGTAACATGGCAACGTAAGTTGATCGGTCTTTATAGTCCATGATTAAATTAGTTGTGGCTTTAATTTTGCACTCAACTTTTGAATTATTCAGGTCATTGAAACAATACTTGCATCCATGAGAACATGTATTAAACGATAACTCAAGCGGAATCGGATTAAATAGAAACTCTCCCCAAAACGGCATTAGTGACATATTGTTTACCTTTCCTGTGCTAATGATAGTAGTCTGCTTTTTAAGCTCACAAGACTATTTGAAATAAGTTGACATTTATTATCTATCTCAAAATTGCTCCATAGTCTTTTTGCTATGGGTTCCTATACTTATATTATACTCATGGTTATTAAGTTTGTTGCCGTCAATGTGCCTGACTTCAATCCCAGTTTCAAAAAGCCTGTCACCATATTTTTGATAAGCAACAAGTCTATGAATAGCTAATGGGTAACCATTATTAAAACCTCTGATTCTTATCGTTTTTCTATAATATCCATTACGATCAGGTCTTAATTTTAATTCATTCCCAGTGAAGCTGTAAAGTTTATTGTTCTCAACCCTATATCCTTTTTTATATAAGTATTTTATAATCTCATTACCTATCATTTATTAATAACCTTATGTGTTTTTGTGAGTCAGGATTCGAACCTCCGGGACTTTCGTCCATCGGTTTTCAAGACCGATACCATAAACCACTCGGACAACCTTCCTTGAAGTGCGACACCCGGGATTCGAACCCGGACTTTAGGGATTTTAAGTCCCATATCTCTACCAGTTGGAATAGTGTCGCATTGAAGTAGGAGCGGAAAGATTCGAACTTTCACTAAATAGGGTCTAAACCTATCGCCTCTGCCAGTTGGGCTACGCTCCCTCGAAAAATCTATGGTCCTGACGGGTTGAATCGAACAACCAAACCCTTTCGGGTTACGGGTTTACAGCCCGCTAAGCTCACCACACTGCTCAACGTCAGGATATATTTATTTAAACAGCAATTTTACAAGCTCGCAATTATCAAAGAATCCGCATTCCAAGTCAATAACTTCTTGCAATAATATTTTTAACAATCTTTTCTCTTTTTGTCAGAGGTTTTTTTTATGAATGTCATATTCACCTCCCGCACGCAAAACAATAGGGATACATTTGTTGCACTTCATTAGCGTGCAAGGCGGCTGTTTCCTCAAAAACACTTCCGCAATAAGAGCAAGTTATATGCCACACATAACCGCCCAAAAAATACCTTGTTTGATCGTCCCTATATTGCGTTATTTTCAACATTTTCTTTTAGTCCTCTAAACAAAAATCAAAAGTTGGATCTTCATAATCATAATCACATTCCACTATAAAACGATTACCATCATTACCCTATTTTTCTTTTAAACTCCTGATAA